GTAGTCCTGTGGTGTTGTTAATTTCCCAAATACCCCCCTATACGGATGGCATACCCCTGTTCTGTCTTATTTCTTGCGCTTCGGCTTGGGATGATACGGTCAATCGATGCCGTGTCCTGTAGTGGCTGCAATGGTGCTGTATGGGCTTGTTCCATTATTGGTGATCTAATAGTATGGCCTCCCATGAATTAGTATTGAATATGCGCGCTGCTTCGTACTGCGTCAAATCCCTAACTATTATCACATCTCTTATAACCCCATCTACTGTCACCCGATAGCACCAATCGCATACTGGTCTACCTTGCTGATCGAAGTGTGTATGGTTTAATTGGATGAGGTGTTTGTATACCTCGTAGATGTGTGGGTTCATTACTATCTTATTAACTGCTTGAATATATCTTCCCTGTTGGCTGGTATCTTGCCATTATCCGTTTCGATCCATGCTATCAAGGGCTGTCCTCTCCTGCTTTCCATGCCCGTCTTGCGGTCTGCATAGAACTTGGTTACACTCATCAGGTTGCGTTCATCTGTCTTGGCTCCGCCGAATCGAATAGGTATGAGGTGTTCCAGGACTTTCCCTGCGTGGTACTTCTTTTCGTGTCTGCTTACCTCGCATAGTGGGTTCTTGCCCATGTAAGCGGCTCGGCACTTGGTATGAGTAGATGACTTGTAGTACTCCGAATCATCGTTATAGCTACCTGATGCGGTGGTTCGCTTAGGTCTGGTTGCCCATGACTTAGTGCCTGACTTATGGTTGATCGTTGCCAACTATATCAGTTCTTTCCCTTCGTGCCGGTACAATGACGGTCTGAACCAAAGCGGGAGAGGCATTACATCGCCCCTTATAGCGATATAGGCGCAATAGTCAGCCTGATCACCTACATACGCTACCACTTCAAGCCCTTTCGATTCTAAGTAGTCGATAGGGTGCAATTCCTTCATGTTGTCCTCCCATGCCACACAGTCCAATTTCATGACCTGAACATCCCTTTCGCCTTCGCATTCGTGGTCAGATGTGGATGGGTCGTCAATTATCTGCTTGTTGTATTCAACGGGTTGCCAACAATCGGAGCAATACGCCTTGTAGCCCATTTCCCCGTTTGATTCTCTTAGTCTGATTTCGATTGACTTCATATAATGCCTTTTGGTTATGCTCTTAGTTTATAATGGAATTGGGTTATCTAGAACGGCATATCGTCATCCTGTTCCGCTTTGGTCTTTAGCGGTTCCGGTGCTGCCCCAATGGGTTCAACTCGCCACGCCTGAAGATTGGTAAAGAACTTTTCGTTCCATTCCCGACCCCTTAGATCGAAGTGAACCTTTACGGGCGTTCCTTCTTGGATGTTGTCGAGTAGTTCGCACCGATCCTGTACGATCTGAAGTTTGATGTATTGGGGATATTGGGTCGATTCGTCAAGGATTACAAAGTCTCTTGATTTGAATGTTCCGCTTTTGTTCTCGGTGTCGTACTTCTTGTGAAGTTTGCCTGATAGTTCGTAACTCATATTTTATTTTCTGTTTTATAGAATAATTCAAGCCATATACAGGCTAGGATTAAATCGGTGCGTGATTCATCAAGTATTGTCCCGCCAATAAGAAGAACAAATTGTAATAGCCTTAATGCAAAATGACTCATTTGCTTTTTTGTTTTAGCCTGTACCGTGATCTAGCCGTGCAGAAGTGATCGAAGCTGCTGAACCGCCTCGATCCATATTCCTTCATATATTCCGATTCTGCCACCTCGTAATTGTCCCGCGCGTATTTGTACGGGTCGGATACGAAGTTGTATATCTCCATGAACCGTAATAGCTGAATCTCTTTGGTCGATTGTTTCGGTTCGATGATGTTCTTTTTGATTCTGGACAGTCTGGTATAAAACTGCTTCCTGTTTTTGAATTTGGTTCGTCCGTGCATTTTGATCCAATCCGCTTCGGCTAGTTCGTATGCACGTCTTGTATTGCCCTTAGTTTTTAGGTAAGAGTAGTATAGGGCTAGAAAGTCATGTGTTGCTTGGTGGGTCATACTTCTGGCTGGTATAGCTTTATCTCCATAGTGCCGTCAGATGATTGGCTTTTTATATATCCAGTCCCTTTCCATGTGGAACCGTTAGGATACACCACTACTATGTCGACATAAGGTTGTTCCTCAACTATCCTTGCTTCTTTTCGTATTCTATCCCATTCCGATAGTAAATACTCGGGCGTTCGCTGTTTACAGAATGCGGCGTTTTCTCTTAAAACCTTTGCGAACTCGCTTTCTAAATAGTCTATTCCTTTCATGGTTATGGCTTTACGATTAGTAGCTCCATCGATCCTGTATCCCTCCCATCAATATGGGTCCATGTCGGGGTGTATTGCACATCTTCCATTGTGGTGAAGAATGTATGTCCGCTTATAATCCCCCAATCGTTCCGAATCTTATCGAATGTCTGCTTTGCGGTCAGTCCTGCTACATTGAAGTCACAAGCCCGTCCAAACTTGTGTTGGCTTAATCTGGCTCCTGTCGTTGTGGTTGGGTGGCGGAATCCCCTGTTTTGGAGCGTTCCGCCTGTGTGCCAATTATTGATGGTTATCGAAGCCCCGAAATATTCCCTTAGCCATTGCATCCCGTCAATCAATCGCTGATCCACGAACCAAATAGATCGTTCCGAATAGATTTGATAAATCTCTTTCGGTACAAACTCCTGAATCGTGAAATTGTCGCTTACTTTCATATACAACTCTTTACAGCCATTCCGAGCAGGAACGCTATGATTAATAATGTCCAGCCCTTGATTTGTTGATTCGCTTCGGCTTTCATTAAGTTAAATCTGATTCGGTCAAATCCTTTAGCCCCTCAAACAGCTTTGCCAGCGTGTCCGCATTCTTCGGAGTTACCATGATCCTGACCTCTTCAATATCTCTCTCACGTATCATTGCGCCATCATTGGTGCGCCTGTATGTAGGGCAATCTAGCAGCAAGACAACCTCAAACATCTTAGTATACTCTTCACCTTCTTTAGTGTAGAATATATTTGTCCTTACGTCTGCAATTTGCTTCATGTCGTTTTGGTTTATTCGGTTTTAAATAAAGCGGCTGTGGCTTGTCTCTTTTCGATATCGTTTTTCCCCGATAACGCTGCGTGATACCTGATTTTCACAGGCGCATCCGGTCCACATTTCCCCGATACGATCAGGGGTATTGACATTTATACGAAGCCGCTTAATCCCATGAACATTTTTCTTGAGCCAATCCTAATCTATCGCTGTCAGCCCGAACACAGTCATCATTGATGCGGATTGGAGATAGGATTTGGCATAGTAAAAGGCGTTGTTTATTTCTTCAATAGTCAACACCTTTTCTTCGTTATCGTCAATAATGTCTGCTTTTTGCAGCATTTCCATTTGAAGCGCATCAAGGATATTGATGGTTTCGGCGAATGTCTTTTTGGCGAAGTTTATATTTCCCGCACCCGATGGGTTGAATTTTTGGCGAACCATCCTTTCGCCCAATGTCAAGTCTTTTTTCATATAACTTTTTTTAGTGTTAATTCAATCCTCGGATTAGCCTTGTCGATCCGCTTCTCAAAGTGTAGTTTGATGCACTTATTATCGTTTTTGATCGCTCCGACCTTCTGGAGCATATCCAAAGTGCATTTTAGCGCACCATCCAGGTCGCTACGATCCGACCTGAAATAGACAATGGCGGTTAGTTCAAAATAGCCCTCAATCGTGTCTGTCCTTACCCACTGTTTGGCAAAATCAGCCTCGTATTGCTTGACTTCGCTACTTTTATAAACTCGACCTTTGCCGAATCTGTACCCGTTCGATTTGGACGGAATTTGTCCAAAAATGGTTCTACTCACCAACTACTGGAATGCTATAATCTTTCAACTCGTATCCTTCCATATTGACCCCATACAGGCTCTGCCACGCACCTACTATCTTGCCCTTAAATGCTTCTTCTCTCTCAAACAGGAATGTCTTAATGCCATCATCGTATTTATACCCCACGCAAGCCCATTCATCCATCATCTTCTCACGGATCACATCAAGCATCTGAGAGTCGGTTAGGTCATCCTGTTCTACTTCGAGATATTCCATTTAGTCCTTCTTTGGTTCGCCCATTCGTGTCAGGTCGATTAAAGCCTGTGTTTCCTGTTTCGACCGATTCACGCTGTCAGTTATGTCTTTTACCGCTTTCTGCTCGTTACTCAACGCCTTGACACGGTTCGGCTTCTTCAGGTCGCCATTGATCCGCTTGATAACCTCCGCAACGAATCGGACAATAGCCGGTAAGCCGAAGATCAGCTGCAATTTGCTTTTAGGCTTTCCCATTTTATCGAAGAATATCGCCTTGATCCCGATCAGGATGAAGTCGAGTAGTGACAAAATCGTTTCAAATGGAATCCGGTTGGTAGATTCCGAAACGTGCTCGATATTTAATCGGGCTGATTTGAGGTTGTTATAGTCTGTTTCTGTTAGCATCGATTAGAATTTTGCACCCATCTTTTCACCGGATACCTTCAATAACTTGGCTAAGGCGTCAACTGCCTTGTATTCGTTTCTTTGTCTTGCTTCATCAACCGCAAAGAATATCATCTCTTTGTAGTCGTCAATCGTCAACTCTGTGGCTGGTGTATCTGGCGGCTTTAGAAATACTGACATGATCGATTTGTTTTGATTTGAAAAAAGGCGGTGGACATCTCACCGAAACACCGCCCCACTAGATCCCAATATGAAAAAACCAACTTATGAATAGAATAAAACCGGAACAAGAAGAGGGTCTTCGCTCCGGTTTGTCCGTGGTCTATTACGTCACGGCTTTGTCTTAATCTGTTTCGATGTGGGAAAAGGTCGCAGACTATTATGACTGCCCGTCTGCGATGGGCCGCTTCTTTAAAGTTCGGCTTAACCACCACCTACCGAAAAGGCGCAACCTGAATCAATCTTGAAATAGGATAGGAAGCAACCTATCCGAACCCAAGTCGATGGAAATCACATACTTTCAAACTGATATGCAAATATAATATAATATTTGAATCGTCACCCTAAATCACACCCAAAAGTGAAAATAATTTCCATTTATTTTTACTACTCATTCGGTCAGCATTGGGCTGTGTGGGTTTGGTTCGGGTGAAATGGGCGACCCTGCAGGGAATGCGCTGCACCGTCTCCACTCGTTTTGGTAAATTATAAACGTCTGATTATTAGCTATTTCAGATATGCCTGTTTTTATCAAAATCGGTGGGATGCTGTGCGAATGGCTTAATCTGCACCCTAAAACGACCCCGAAAATTAATTGCCAAATAACCTAATCGCCATTTCTATTTCCGCTGCGCTGCGTACTTTTAGTTCTATTTCAGTATTGTAGTCATTGTAATGTATTGCAAAACATGACCAAGTGTTCTTTTTTAAATCCCCAAACACAATAAGTCTTGCTATCGCCTCTATTGTTTGGTCGTTTATCTTAATTTTTATCTCTTTGTTATATGATGTTACTACTCCATCCCCGTCATGGTATGAATCGTAATCAAATCCAAGCGCAATAAGCTGCTCGTGAGTTGGGCGAATCTTGCCAAGCTGCTTTCTTTTCTTGCATGACAAACAGACAATTTTGCCTTCTTGTGGCGGCTCCTTGCCGCAAGTCTTACAATAGCCACTTTCAAGCCTACGCTGCTGCCATTGCTTTTGGTGGATGTAATTATATTTCGCTAATTCAGGCATTTTTGTGAGATGTATTGTGGTGCAAAGTTAGTAGCTATTATCAACAAATACAGATATTATCCACATTCGGAGCATTGGACTTTTCCATGCCTTACAACTTGCATTGTGTTTTGTTTGCAATCATAGCAAACGACACTCCATACTCCCCCAAATCCGTCCTCAATTTTGCCATCATCGTTACATATTTTTCTGTTAAAATCGTATCGCAAGTCGCCTGAAATTATTTCCTCTATAATAGATATTGCCTTATCTGAGTTTTGCCTGCTAAGTATTGGAACGCAACCAATACATTTAAGCAATATACTTTCTTTTTGTTTATTTGTGAACCTAAATTCTCCACTCATTTTATATTGTTTTTTAGTTTTTATATTCTTGCGGGAAAAGATCCCCATACCAAAGAATCGGCTTGGTCAGTGCCTCTTTAGCCAGATCCAGCATCATTAGAATCTCATCGACCGATACATCCGATCCGAACCTTGCGCCATTCGTTGCGTAATTGGTCGGTACGCCATCGGTGTAATGCACTTCGGTCAGTTGAAGATACGGCTCTGGTTCGCCATGAACCGGAACGGCTAGGATTCGGTAGTTCCAGGTTGATTTCATTGGTCTTGGCTGATTAGGTATATGGCAGTCACGAGAAAGCCACCAACGATTGCTGTAGCCCCAAAAACGAGCATTGCCGTATCAATGCCTGAGAGTATAGCTATTGTTGCGAACCATCCGCAAAAAAACAGCCCGATCATAAGTATTCCGATTATCTTTTTCATTCCGCATATTTTTGAAGTGCCGCGATCAGGGCAGGTAGGTGTTCTTGCTCGATGTAGATCGAGTTGGAGCCTTGATTAATTGAGATGTCGCTAAACTGCTTCCAGTTAATTACCTCAATGGTCATTTTCTGTTCTACTGTTATTTTTTCTGGTTCTGTGTTCGCCATATTTCATTATCCCGATCTTCCCGATTCGGGTGGGGTGGTTAGGTTTTAGTTTGGTGATTCGTAATAATTTATTTGTGATTCAATTATTTCTAATTCATGGATCGAATTTACGTCAAGGCAAATAAATCCACCATCGGGCAAAAGGATACCAATTTCTGGTACGTTTCGCCACATCGAAACAGCGATATGATAATTTTCGCCACCAAGAGATTGGTCATTGTTGATTTCTTTCATCATTGGGAAGCCGATATTATTCGTTTCTACCATTCCGAAATTCAATAAATCTTCTTTAGATATACTCATTGTTTCATCCTTGTTACCCCCGACCTGAATCGGTGAGGGTGGTTAAATAATTTTGACTACATAATAATTGAATCTGTCCGTTGCAATCCAAGTGTCTTGAGTTATGGACAGCCTAAATAGTTCTAGTTTTGTCTCCTTCTGGTAATCAATATCGGATTGATCGTCAATCATATCCGTTCCGCTTCCATCCCGATTGATCTGTGAAATAAAATGCAGCTTCTTACCTTTTCGTTTCATCCCTCGTCCGGTTTGTCGCCTGTCGGGGCGGTGGAATACAATCTGAATCTTCGTATCATTTCGCAGAAAAGCATATCGGTATCGTTTACGTCAACAGGTGCACACATTCTAAATGATTTTCCACCAGTCTTGCATAACTTAGCCACTTCATTGCTTACCTTCTCGATAAGGTCAGAATCAGACATTTCGGCTTGCTTTGCTTTAAATTCTTCACTACTCATTTCCTTTACTTTTGTGCCCGAACGGGGCGGTTAAATTGAATATCTGCCAGAATGAGCAGCATACAAATACTCTTTTCCTAGTTTTGTTAGCTTCCAATCGCCAGTAACTAATCCCAATTCGACAACTATGCTTTTTGCTGTATTGCCAGTGCTGTATCCACTAGCGCACTTTAAAACCGCATTGCCTATTACATCACGCTTTGGTGTATCTCCAAAATTGGCATTACCCCAAACTATTTCAATCGCCTGATCTGTTATTATTTCTTCGGCTTTCATCTTTCTTTTATTTTTCGTTGTGATTTAATTCGGTAAAGGTCAGGGTCGGGTTGAGGGATTTTAATTGTTCGATTGCTTGTGTATATGCGAATGCCGCTATAACCCTTGCGTATGGCTGTATCGTATTTAGGTATTTGTTTATTTCTTCATCCCTCGGCACTACCACCTTCAACGCCTCCAATTCAGCCCGTAAACGTTCGTTTTCGGATTGGAACGGGGCAGCGTAAGCCATTAATGCCTTTGCGTGTTTTTCATGCCTTTCAATTTGGTTCGGAAATCTGGCATTATACCGATCAATAAAATCCCATGCGTTCAGTATTGTATTTTCCATTTTACTTGGTTTTAATATTTATTGCAAAATTCACAAAAAGTACCCCTTGAAGTTCTAATCACAACAGATGGACGATTACCACACCCATCACAAAATAAACTGTCCGTATTTAGTCCGAGCGTTGGTCTGGTTGGATTTTTAAGTGTGTCAACTTCCTTCTCCAGCTCCGCAATTCTCTCTTTGGCTTTAATCAGTTCTTTCTCCGAATCGGAGACTATAGTGTAGTCCTGTTTCGCATCCCACATCTCCGTTGCCTTTTCAAATTGTGCCAGATTCATTTTGCCTCCTTCGATACATTCCTGGATATACATGGCATATCGGGGACGGTCTTTTACGATGCGGTCAAGTGTAGCAATTCTCTCTTTGGCTGTGGTGAGTGCTGATTCGAGCTTGCCCGTCTCGTAGCTGAAATTGTCCATAAGGCTTTTAATGTGTTCATCCTTGTCTGCGCTGACCTGAGCAGCGTAGGTCGTCATGGCCTTGAGTGATATTTCACGTTCTTCAAACATTACCCAATAGCGTTCTGTCTGATCGTCTATATCTGAAAACGGAAAGTTTACAGCGATCCACTTTTTTAGCTCGGCTTTTAGTATTTCCTCTGCGCTCTGTCCTGATTCGCCCCCTTCCACGCCTTCACGGGAGGAAAATGCAGTATTGATATTGTCCTCGATTGCTTTTACGAGCCAATCGAATCCCATAGACCGATCTTCCCATGTTATTAGGTCTTGGCTAAAATTATCTCTTTGCTCTTTGCTAAATTCAAATGTCTTTTTGGTCATGGTTGGTTGGTTTAAATTATTTTCTTCTAAGTGAATTTCCCGTCATATCGATTATGTCGAACATCTCAGCGATCCGGTCCCGAACACGAAACCCATAAAGTTTCTCGATCTCGGTAAAGCTGCAATTGGTCGATACTATCAGCCTCGACATAGCCCATTTATTTTTGGCGTAAATCTCCTCGAACCATGTCTTGAACCAATTGATTTTAGTTCCGAAATAGGTCACCTCACCTCCCTCCGTTCCGACATCATCCAGATAAACCAGATTGTACGATGCAAACTTAAGCCCCGTATATAGCCCTGACTCCATCACTGAGGCGATTATCTCGTGCATGGTAACCATCTGCACGGAACAGACCGGATTATTCGCCACAAGCGAAACAATCCACGTTTTTCCTAGTCCTGGCTCTCCACGGATGATTAGCCCCTTCCTGAAGCTGTATCCCATTTCGGTTTCATACCGTCTATCTCCAGACAATTTAAAACAGATCGTTTTAATCAATCGCTCCGTTTGTTCGTTGAAGATCAGGTCGATTCCTCGCTGATATGCTTCGTCCTTCATCACCCTGAAAAAGTGCTGATAGTTCCATTTCGCTTTGACCTCTTGCGCCTCGATTCGCATCCTGTGCCTATTCTCCGCTTTGGTCGCTTCGGTATGTAGCTTCCATGCTTTGGACTGGTTCGCTACGTGTAGAGCCTTTTCCGCTTCGTCTGGTGTCAATTCTACTTCGTCACGGTCGCCACCGATACGATCCAGTTTAGCCAGCCATTGCAGTTTCTTGATCTTGTTGTACCGAGCCGTTGCGAGTATGATCGCTTCCTCTTCGGTTGTTAATGTCCAAACGTCTGTCATGGTTGATCGAAGATTGTAACTCGTTCGTTTTTCTTTCCGTTGATTTCGGGTTGGCTATAATCAGTATTTGAAGATTCTGACTTGTACGATACAGGGAAAAATTCAGCGTAACCACGTTCGGTTGATTTTTGCATAATCTCAATCGCTGCTTCCCATTTTCTATTTGATAGGGCTATCAATTGCAAAAGCCTCTTGGTCAGCACGCTTTCCGTACAAGCCCACTTCTTTCTTTTTCGCATCTGCATGAAGTCATCCCATTCAGCGATGAACAAATCTCCATTCCAATTTTCGGGAATGTGGTCAAGCGGATTGAATTTTTGTTTTTCCCCTACAACCCCTTTTCTTTTTTCTTTTTTAATTACTATTTCATTTTCATTATCATTTTCCATATGATTTTCATATGATGTTGATATGATTTTTTTGCCTGACTTATTATTTGATCTTGATTCAACAAATTTTTTCCGCTTATTCGCCTCTAATTCAAGGCGTTCGTTGTACCATCTGCCGTCCGAATCTTGGACGAACTTGGAAAAGATATCTTTATCATATGATTTGCATATGAAAATCATATGTTTTTCCTCAAGATGTCCGTGCTGGTGTTGAGCCATTAAAAGCCTCAAGTATTTTCCGACCTGTTCGTCAGAAAAAAACTGTACTCCACGCTCAAAATCATTAGTGTAAAAAAGGAAAGCAGGGTCTTTCGCCATTACATTTTCGCAGTTAAAAGGATGAAATAAAAGGGCGGATGCTGCGAAAATGTCTACCATGTAGTAGAGATATGATCGGTCTTTGCCCGACCTCATCCGCCCTGAGTACAAATCTATGGAATTTAACCACATGGTAATAACATTTTCGCGAAAGCGAAGATAGGGTATTTGTGCACACATTACAAGTTTTAATCATATTATTTATCAACAAACTTATGCACACTCCATTTGATCCAACACCGTCACGCTCGCATCGTACCCATCGGCTAGTTCCGCACAGATACGGTTGATAGTTCCGATTCGACCTGGAATGATATTATAGAAATTGTTTTTACCGATCCGGTGCCTATGTACCAATTTGGCACGTTTTAGGCTCCGTAACGACATTGACACTTGTGACTGCGGTACGTCATCAAGCGAATCGGTAATTTCCGTTACGTTCGAAACTTCAGCGGCTTGGAGCTTTTCGATTATGTCGAATACGTTGACATGGAATAAGCCCTGCAACATTTCCTGTGCGGCTAATCCGTTGCGTCTGATTTGGGTTAAAAGGTTTGGGTCTTTCATATAGATTTGGTTTAAGTTGCTTCGTTCCAATCTTCATAGAATACCCAGCATAGGATCGCTACGCATAGGATCTCTGGGATGTGGTTTAGTAGGTAGTGGATCATGCCGGAATAATTGACCCGCCCAGCCCGAATTGATCCTGAACGGTCTTAGCGTCCGGCTTTGTCTCGAACCGCTTTGCATCGTCACGGGATTCAGTCAGTTCGTAAAATCCTAATCGGTCTATTCCGCGAACGTAGTGGTACGGACTGTCTTTGATTATGTATGCCATTATAATTCGGTTTTAAGTTTCCATAATGAGTTGAGCCGTCCATACCCGCCCAATGCCTTTTCTTCCAGCTTGACCAGATAGCCCGCATCGGTCAGTGTGTTTATGCTCCGTCTGATCGAAGTGATCGGTACGTGCTTATTCAGTCCGCAAAGAGCCTGTACGTTGAAAGGCGTTAACTTTCTGTGACGGTACGCCCTGAAGCATTCCAATATCTTTTGGTCTTGCCCTGTGTTGATCCGCTTGTATTCGGATAGGGTGGGGTTGGTGATTGAAGTTGTATTATAGTAGGTCATTTTCTTTGGCTTATAATTGATTTTAAATGGTCTTTAAATTGCTTCTTATCTCCCATCAGCACATGGCACTCACGGCATAAACCAATTAGGTTAGAAATGAAATTAGCCGCCTTCTCTCCGCCCATCTTTCCGCGTCCTTCAACGTGGTGGACGTCAATACATTTTCGTCCGCAATTTTCGCAAGGAATCCAATCTGTTTCATCGAAACCCATTGCATCCATGTAGATTTTTGTATGCTTCTGGATTATTTAAATATTTCCATCGGTTCGGGAATAACCACATTTAACATTTCCGCACAGAATCGGGCTATCTCGTTTATATAGTCCATCATTTCCGTAGTGGATAGAATCGTGGTGGTCTTGCTTACTGTTCTCACTTCGCCTGTAATCGGATTGGATATATCCTTTCCTTTCGTCAGGTACTTATCTTTAAAGTATTCGTGTATATCGTCAACGGTCAATCCTGAATGACCCGCATCGGTAAAGCCCTGAAGCGCACAAGGCAAAACGAGCGACCAATAGTAGGCGTTCTGTGGGTTCGATCTGCGCTTACGGTGTGCATCCAGAACTATGTCGGCTTGTTTGCCTTCGTATTCTTTCAGGCAGTAATCAAACAGCTTTCTGTTTTTGAATTTTGCCCGACCGTCAACGACCGTTATTTGGTGGACTGATTTCACTTAATCGTTGTCTCTCTGATGTGGTCAATCGCTCGTAGTACCGAATCGATATGGCAGTATCTAACCCCTTCGTGAAATATTGCTTTATCGAATAGAAGCTCCACGGTTCGGGATGCGTTGGCGTTGATCTGGGCGTATTCTGCATCGGTCATAGCTGCAACAGTTTACCCGCTTCGATCACGGCATTAGTCAATAGTTCCTTATCGGATTGAGGTACAGCGAAATGGATGATATTTATGTCCTGATAGTGTCCGCTTTCGATCAGCCAGGGTAGTTCGTAGTCCTCCGCATATTCGATCCATTTGAACGCCTTGTTATCCATTGCGGTCAGGCGTATTTCGGGTAGGTCGGATCGGTAAGGAACATACACGATCAACTCTGCATAGTCTGAATTGGTCAGGATCGCGTTGGATACTAATTGCCAATAATATTGCTCACCGCTTGGATGTTCGCCTCTTATGATCGGCATTGGATTGTCAGGTGCAAAATTGAAAGCATCTATAAACTGACAGAATGATTTGAGCGTCATCGGGCACTTAATATCCCCGACTATATTCTCTCCGATCAAGTCAGGCGATCCGCACCAATACGGAATGTCTGGATGCGTAATCGTTACGTCACTGACCAACTCATAATCGAATCCCAACTTTTGGAATGCGAACGGCTCGAGACATTTGCCCCAGGTCGTAGGTCGTGCGTTCGTTTCGGTTGTCAGCGATCTGCCTAGCCTCCGAGCCATGTTGCGTTCTTCGATGTAGGTCAGTGCCGGCACGCCAAAGCCTTTACCGCTTCGATCCTTTTTGAGTAGGTTGTATATCTCGCTCGATGTAAAGCTTCCGATACGGGCAGGGTTGGATAGGATTGTCATATAACCTTAAATTGATCTCGTGATAAAACCTGAGTCAATCCAGCTCTTCCTGTCAACAATTCAACATTATACGTTTCAGAATCTTCATAATCAGGTCTGTGCTTTGTAATTACACACTTGTCACCGACAACAACACCACTGGTGAAGGAATTATTAATGACCTCTACATTTGTTCCTAGAGGCAAATATTCGTAGCTCATGCGTTTAGTTTTTTAATGTTATCACTCGACACCGTGTACCGTGCCAATACTTTATCGATCTGTCCTGCCTTAGCCGCCTTGACCGCTTCAGCCCATTTCGGACTGGCAGGGGTTAGTTCGGGCAGGGGTGGTTTGGTTGGTTTGATTCGGAGCGCATCCATTTCTTCCCCTGACTGTTTGTCCTTAATCGTTTCGGCAATGAGCGTAAATGATTTGCCCTTCCAATCTTCGATATAAGGTGATCCGAAAAGCCGTGTAAGTGTCTTGGCGTTGGTGGCGTTGATTATAAAAGGCTTTTCACCTTTTAATGTAGCGACCGGCTTAAGGTCTTTCTTGCCTCCTGCGCCTTTGATTTCTTTTTGAGCAACGTCTACGATCTCAACGGTTCGCTCCTCCCCAGGCTGTAACGAATAGGCTCCTATGTAGTCCGTATTCATTAGCTGCTTCCAATGGTGTTTCGTCTCGCTCATAGCTGCGAGCGATCAAAAGCGAGTGTAATACGACCCTTATCGAATAGATGCTCATGGATTATTTCGGGTGTGATTATGTCCTTGATATAATCGATGTATCCCGTCTGCCCCGATTCTTGCTTATGCTCGCCTTTATAGTCCGAACTGTTTTCGGTCCAGTCGAGATAGCCCTTAGCGTCTAGCCACGGTTCGAGTATATCGTGTCGGATATTCATCCGCTTGGCTTTCTGCGGTTCGTCATAAGCAGGATCGATTACTATCGGATCGCATTGGAGGTAATAGGTCAGGATTTCCGTTTCGATGTCAACGATTACGGGTGTGACGGATTGGGTCGTGGTAGTCATCTGTTAAATTTTTTAGCGTGGTTACGTTTGCGTTTTCTTTCGGCTCTAGCGATTGCAGACTTTTTAGAATTGTGTCTTGTCAATGCGATCCGTCTTGCATATTTCAGCCAATCTGGTTCTAGCTTCATAAAATCGGTTTGATCTGTTTTCTAATTTCAGCCACTGAGAACAGTGTTGGTTTGCGATGGTCGTTTATCTTGTACTTCTTAATTTCTCCACGCTTCACCATGTCATCGAGTAGGCTCGGTTTGATTCCTAGGAGTGATTCGATCCCGGCTGCATCGGTGAACTCGGTCTGCGCCTGTGCTTCTCGGATCGCTCTATTCAATGCCTCTGGACTGATCGCTAAGTATGTGACTGATTCGGGTAGGGTCATTTCGGGGTGACCTTGAGGTATGCGCGTGAATCGTCTTCAACTATCTCAAAAGAAAAATCATTCCTGTTTAGGTATATGTGGTTCTTTTTAATCTTATCCCTAAATGTGTTCCTAAGAATAGTGCGGCCATTTATGCCCATTACTTCAATATGCTCAGGTAGTACCGATTCGCTTTTAAACGCTTCAGGAAATAGCGTTTCCAATGTGGCTTTAGCCGTTCCGCATTTAGCCGCTGCGGCAAGGATGCGATCCTTAGTGATCTTGAAATCTTCCATGTTGTTTTGGTTTATAAGTTTTAATCTTTTTGTGCTGCAATAGCTTTCATAACCACTCTCTTCGTGCATGACAGTATAGCAGCACCCCATCTTTGACCCATCATCGCCATTTATTATGACCTCCGATCCGAAAGGCACACGATTATGCCATTTACAATTTGGATTTTCGTCATCTATCGGATGAACTGTTGCTTTATCGCCTACTTTGAATTGATCCATTTTGTTTTGAATTGATTTGGTTTGAAAAATTCCGCCCCGATTTCCCACGATCAGGGCGGATCCTTTACATCGAAACTGATAGAAATGAACTTGCTCCGCTTTCGGAGCGGTAAGTCTTTGTTGTGATTATTCTTTAGAATACTGTTGTAGAATGAAGCTGACAGCCTCGGGATTAAAGAACTCGTCAACCGTGCAATCAAGCACTTGACAAATTTTTAACAGGTGCGCACTCAGATTTAACTTATTACTAGCTTCTGAGTTACGTAAGTTGTTGAAAGTCTGGTAACTTATGCCTAATTCGGCTCTTAATTTTTTCGCCTCAACTAACGGTGAGGTCTGTTCCTTTTCGGCTTTTTTCGCCAAAAAGTAGTCCAATCGATACATTTTCATAAGGGAGGGTCTAAAATATTATAAAGCGTTATGTATATTTGATATCGAATGATGACGTTTCAATCATTGGTTGAACAAATTTAAACCAATAGTTGATATCTTGTATGTTTCTTGTATATGTTTTTTAAAAATATTTTTTCCTCACAATGAAAGACAACACGATTAACTCAAATATTCGCTATCTACTAATGGCGAATAAAATGTCGGCAACAGAGCTGGCAGATAAGCTTGCTATCTCTCCACAGGCCGTGAGCAAATGGCTATCCAAATCCTCTCCCCATGTCCCGAGTATTTTTCATATTATTCGCATCGCTGATATTTTTGGCGTTAGCACAGATCAAATTCTTAAGACTGATCTTTCGACTGGTCAAAAAGCCCAAGCCCAAGAAGAATCCTTTGAGGACCGTATCGATGCGGCCATATTATCCCTCGAAAGGCTTAAAGATGAACTCCTAAAAAAGCCAGAAGAGGTAGCGGATCTGTTAGCGGGGAAAGTGAGGAATCGGAAACGATCTGAAGTCCACGTGCTATCTCTTGTCTAGCAGATAAAAAAGGATATTAAACTCCTAATCTAAATTATTAAATTTGCCCCATGAAAGTAGTCACCATCATCCTAGTTATTCTCGGGATTGCCCAGTACGTTTTGGGAATGGCGCAAGCCGAATCAGCCCCGCAACAAGCGGTCGTTGGTATTCAAGCCTGTTTCTTGTTGATTCTAGCCAGACTAGCCCAAGCCAGTACGATTAAGGATGTGTTTGTTAAGTCAGACCGTTCGGAGCTTACCCCGAAAGAATGAGGATTTATATGCCAATTTAAGATGATCGGTGCTACTTAATCGAATGTATTTACTAAATGCGGCTTCTGATTTGTGACCGCTGATCGACTTGATTACTTCGCGGTTCATGCCCGAAATGATTAAATTCGATATTAGCGACCGCCTGCCTGTATGTGTAGTTATCATAGCCCATTTCGGCACTATCTCGTTAGTTCTGACACCGCCAGGGAATCGGGTAACCGTGATGTCCTGATCGATCTTGGCTAATCTGCCAACTTCTTTTATGTATAGGTTCATCTTGACGTTAGATGTTTTTGGCAGGCTCCAATCGTAGCGGTGCATGACTTCCAATACAACGGGATGAAGCGGTATAATGGCTAGGTTGTTTTCCTTCTGGTCTGTTATGCGGAAATGTTTGCCTCCATCAACAAAGGATGTCTTGTTGATTTTAAGTATATCGCTAAACCTAACTCCACAATAGCAGGCCACTAATAATAGGTCACGATATTTCCATAGCCATTCGGGAATATCAGCCAGTCTTATTTTGTCCAAATCTTCTTCGGTCAAAAAGATTGCTGTTGTTTCGGCTATTGGGGCTTGGGCTTTCCGGTTCTTGAATTTCAGATTTGTAGTGACACCTTTCTCTACGGCATCATGTAGGACGGTCTTGAATCTTTTGAACATTGAGCTAACAGTATTTGATTCAAATTTCTGTGCATATAGATAATCCCTGAACTCAAGCATGGTCGCAAGATCAATTTGATCGAATGTAAGCCTCGGATTAAATTTGGCGATCTGTCTAGCTACGTTTTGAAGGTGTTGTTTTGTTGTGCGTCCGATTCCTGTTTTATCTTCCGCGTATTTTGCTGCATACTGACTTACTGTTAGCGGAGCAGACTTGTATAGCTTTTCCTTAATAGCCGCCTTCAGCATATCCTTAGAAGGAATACATGTCAACTGAAGCTCATAATACGACTCATGAAGTGCCGTATCAATTCTATCTAGAAGAGCCGAAATTTGTGAATAATATTTATAACCCCTCTTGGGGCGTTCCCGCTTTTCATCCCAATTGTCAGGGTGAATCTTTTGCTTCGTAGACATTTTAAGCCTGATAGCATGATACGAGAAGATCAGGTAGATCAGTCTAGTCCCGTCCTTGTTCTGTTCTGATTTGAGGTGGAACATTGTGAGATGTTTTTATTGGGCTGATTTGGCGCAATACGGTTCTGATAAGTTGTAGCAATGCTATCCGAAGTAAAAATACCCTAAACATAGAAGTCTCTTTATATATCGGGAAGTCTGCGTATGTCGTAAACGGTTTGGGTTCTTCGATACGCCTTAACTCCCGTGCGAATATTCTAAACATTCGCCTTTCAAATACTTCTCTGTTCATGCTTCTGAAAATTTACGCATCAACCTGCGGCATTCAACACAGGTACGATCTAAGTATTTCGGCTCCTGCATAAATTCAATTGATACGCACATTGGTTGCCTGTATCTGCCTTCTGGAAACGAGCCTATCACAACAATATATTTGAATTGGTCGGTATCCTGCATGCCTAAATCTGGCATGATCTGATACTCAACGCCATCTAATGTGTGGTTGATTATATCGGTATTGGGTAGGCTCATTTTGGTTCGGCTTTGGCTATTGCGGATTTAATCTGTTCAATATTTTTGCGATACATTGAAGCGGGGACTGATTTAGATTCGTCGTACCGAAGCATTGCTTTACACGCCTCCAAAAGTTCAGGAGCCGCTGCGATCAGGGCTGCATCGGATGGGTTTTCGGAATAGAACGCATCCGCAATGATTCGTGAATCTGCGTCCCAGATTGACTCAAGTCCTTCTATGTCGTGTTCTATTCGCCACGGTGCGGGGCTGTGTGTCATTTTGTTACATATTTTCCCCAAATATACCCTAATTCTATGACACGAACAAATTTTAGGGTGCAGAATCGGGTGGATCTACTGAAACGGATACTCCCTGACTTGGTACTCTTCGACATAGATCGTGTCGGGAAAGTAGTGGTAATGGTGGATTGTTTTGGTGCATCCACATGCCACTATCAGAAGTAGTGCTATTAAGTATTTCATTCGCCTGTTTCGTTAAAAAGCCTGACGTTGTGTGTCTTGATAAAATTGGTAAGTGTTATTTGCTCAATGTATATTCCGTACTTCTTGACTTCATTCCTGACCTTCTTAGTTATGATATTGCTTAGGCTTAACGTATCCCTGCATTCGTCATAAGTAAGGTTGTTGCATTCGTTCATTATATGTCCCTGTGTCAAATCTGATATCGCATCAGTTGCGTCATAGATCGAAGTGGTGTGAATCTCAACGTCATTGATATTGTACTTAACGACAGATTTGATAGAAACCTCTTTGTCGTCTTTGGTGACTAATGATTGGACGGGTGTTTCAATGGTTGTGGTTACTACTGTGTATGCTATTGGCTTGTCTGCAAATGGAATCTTCCACCAGAACCCGCTATCTCGAACGCACAGAACCTTTCCGAATCTAAGCGTTACAGCTTTCTCATAAACATCCACAACGTGAAAAGGTAGTATGTCGGCTATGAACTCAAATATAAATTCTATGATTCGTTCTAGTCCCATCTATTCGCCTTTATGTGTTTTAGTACAATACCTGTGACACTTGTTGCATCTAAGATTAACTTTTAACAGCCCTGTCGCTGTCGTCACGAACCTTTGCTTGACGAGCGTACCCTCTCCACCACAATGCGGACAACTGCCCCGATCATTGCCAGCCAAAACTCCGTGGTGTGTCTTAGGCTCAAGATGCGGAGCGATCTCGACAAATACCCTTTCCAATAGCTTAACGTCCTGCTTACAGTACGCCACCATCTTTTTCATGGACGAATCGCATTTATCCAAAACGATCTTTTTCCAAAGGTCAAATGTGGTGTGGTGCTTATTGCCTACTCCGAGATAATCAGCGATGTAGTTTAATCGGTTCGAGTTGAATCTAAACTTTGACCGTGCTGCCTTGAGCGTGTCGATTGTTCGGTAAGTCGGAAACATCGGAATGCGATGGAATAGACACCTCGTTCTAATCCAAGCCAAATCGAACTTATCTCCATTGTGTCCGATCATTTCGTCCGCTTCCTTCATTACTCGCATGAAGTCGAGCAGCATCTTCTTGTCCGATTGTTTACCGTCCCATTGCAGACTGTGTACCTTTCGTTCCCCTTCCCACTTGTAGCAGATACAAATTATCTCACGTTCTCTTATTATGTTTGAATAGTCAATATTTAATTTATACCCTGCGCTCCAAAAGAACCCGATATTCGGGGATGTTTCGATGTCAAAATACAACCGCTTCGGCTTACTCATTCCGCTTATTTAAAGACAAGAAAATAAGGGCCGGTCTTCACCGACCCCATCCAAACCAAAACAAATTACTTTTGCTTAGCCGGTGACTTCCACGATGCTACGATAGCGATGATCGTAAAGACCGCACCCGTACCGACAACTAACGCCTCGGTAATTCCGGTTAAGTCCTCCTGATTCAATACGCCCACCGTCACAAGTATTCCACCGACAAGGGATGATACGTGCCGGATCAGTCCGGCTAGTTGTGCCTGATTCATATAATAGCTATTTTAAATGACGTTTTAATTCTTCCAATTCCATTCGTTTGATTTCATTTTCCAGAAGCAGATTGATCCGTTCCTGTTCCATGTTCTTATACTCTTTTATTTTCGACCTGAATCCGACCACTAATATCCCGACCGTCATAATGGCCCCTATAAAAGCCGCTAACGGTGTGAGGTTTTGCGCTACCCATTGGATCGACAAGAGAAAAGCCGTTCCGAGCGATGCGATATAAGTCCACGGGTCTTTGAAGAGTAGAAATATCATTGAGTGGTGTGTGTGCTTAGTTGTGTAGTACATTGTTCCATCCTGCGGCCTCGTATTGATTTATGATAGCTGTATCAATCGGGTACGGATTGAATCTAAAGTCAGCCCATGTCCGACCCGCTTTGCAATCGCCCAAAATGATTTCAGCTAGTTCGATATATTGTATCGAATCGTATTGAGTATTTCTGAAGTTAAACCTGTCGACCGATGGGTAATTGATCGCTATGTCTCGGAACTGCTCGAATGATAAAGCCCCTGCGAAAATGAATCCTTGTTTGATCGCTCCAAAATATACTTTGGCTCCGTTCGATCTTGCGAATACCTTGACGTAAAATGATTGATTGTCTATGGTGTTTTCGATAATGACCACCCATGATTTATTTTTATGGTAGATCGTGTAAGGGTGTGGTGTAACCGCTTCGATCACATCTCCAAGATCATAGGATTGAACATGGCCGCCCTCCCACAATATCGAATCTTCGAGAATGTCAAACTCGATGTAAAGCGTTACGAATTTGGGATCAGTTATAAGGATCGGATCGAAACAGGTATCTACTACCAATGTATCAACCTGTACTGTGTCAATCGGATCAGGATCAATCTCCCAATCCAATAATGGATGGTCGAATGTGCATGATGCCATAAACCCTATGGTCGCTGCGATAATCACCCAACAAAGGATGACTATGAGCGTTCGATAAAAACTATTTCTTTTTGTTTTCATTAGAAGCAAATATTTATTTCGTGACAGTAAATGCAGATGCAGATTTTATCGGCAATGACTTTGTTACAGCCGATCGCTAATGTTCCAATTACATACGTGCTATCCTTTTGCGGAATAGTCTGATTGACCCAGAAGTGTTCGCAAACAATAATTGAAGCCTCCTCCTCAAATTCATCAAAAGGCGCTAGTGTCATAGACTGACCGTAATGCATCGGACACCCTGCCAAATCATCCACGGTCGGACTTGATAACCTCGGGACGGTGCAGGATGAAATGATGATGAGAAGGATTACCAAGCTAATGCTACCCTTGTCCATGTGTTTGTTGCTGTGCATATGTATAAGTAATTTGTATCCCATGCTATATCCCCAGCCGTACCAGTATCGGTAGAGCCTGAAGGTGTGTGAGTAGGAATATTGATACGATCGGAGAATGTAAACTTTGCGCCTGTTCCAACAGCATTAAGTGTAGTTCCTCCTGTTGATCCTACTGTCGTTGAAAAATAGTTTGAGGCATTGTATCCTAATCGTAGCTGTTCAGATGTTTTTTCGGCATGAACCCTCGCTAACGGTGTAGCACCCGCGCCTATACTAACATCTCCTCCGCTTTTGGCTATCAGCGTTGCACCTGTATAAGAGCCAACCGTAGATGTGATTGTGCCGCCCATTGCCACATCCCCTGAGTTATTCACCTTGAATTGCGTGTTTCCTCCCGATCCTGGCAATGCTGCTCCTGCTGTTCCTGATGCGAAAAACCTAAATTGTCCTTCCCCTGTGTAGAAATAAAACATACCAGCATATCCCGTTGCTCTATATTTCCATCCTGATGAGAAGTAACAATTTTCTGTTAAGAAGCCATTATTTAATGAGTATGGTTGAATCTCTACCGATCCTGTCCTGATGTTTGAATTTGCTATATTAAATCCACCAACTTGTAATGGTGATGCTGGTGCCGTATTGTTGATCCCGACAAAGCCGTCATTCAGTATTCGCATCGCTTCTGTTGCTCCGTTGTTGCCGACTTGAAAAAACATATCTGCACCACTCGCACCAACGCCTGATGTGGTTCTTAATATTAAATCATCCGTAGTCCCTGTTCCCCCTATTAATGTCTGACCTGACGATCTGCCAAGTAGCAAAGGATATTGTGTGTGGTCGTCATCTCCTAGTCCAGTCAATGCGCCATGATCTGTTGCGCCACCGCTACCCATACTTTCTATCTTATCCCTCACCGCATTTTTAGTAGCAGGTTCAAGGCTTCCGTTCCATGCTGTTGCGTCATAGGCTTCATCTGGAATGATCGGGTCGGATGTGAAGGTTTTGACATCTGCGATAGATTCGGCTCCTGATTTCTGGACATACCCTGCAAGCATTGAGGCTGTATCGGATGGAAGTATTGCGGTTGTTGATAATGCCCCGCCTGATAATGATAGACCTGTGCCGACTGTAACATCGGTAATATCTTCCTGTGCGTCCCTTCCAGTTATTGTTGTAGCAGTACCGCCTGAATCGGTTATCCTTGCCTGTCCTTCTACGTGTAGTTTTTGTTGTGGTGCGTCCTGATTTATTCCTACATTACCCGTACTGCCAGTCATGCTTAACGCCTTAGTGCCAGCCGCATTTTGTAAATGTAAATCGGGCGTTGATGGTGTGGTCATGTAAAACTGCCATTTAGCTACTCCGTCTTTTTGAAATTGCAAAGATTCGTTCTGCCCTGTTGCTGGTCCGTTAATATTTAGATATGCGTTTTGTCCTGCCCCTGCCTGTAGCGTTAATCCATCACCAGCAAGCAATCCACCGTCTGTAACGTTTGGGCCTAGATAGCCTCTATTCTCGTTTGCTACTGGGTCGGTTCCAAGATCAGACCCCCACAACATTTTGCCTATCCCTGTTATTACAAATTGCTTCGTACCATACCCAAGACTATAAGAAGTTGCACCTCCTGCTATTACGTCTAAATTGTAAACAGCAAGTGCTGATTGATTTAAATAGTCTCCCGTCATTGTTCCGTGTGCCTCAACCGCCATTGATGGGCCGTTAACATCTGGACTTATAGATAGCATAGTAGGTTCTGAGCCATCAGTCAATGCGCTTACACCTTGAATCTCTCCGTTAATGTCAACTCGTTTGTTTGACATGATGATAGGTACGCCTGTTGAGAATCCACCACTTTCTGCGAAGTATGCAGACAAACAATAAGGCGGTGAGCATGGAACTGACGTGCCGCCTAGAAACTCAATCGCTCGTGCTGGCCCTGCATAACTTTTTGTATAAGGCAAAGTTGGAGCGAATGACATTGGAACCAACGTGCCAACATTCATTGGTAATAATAATTGCCCTGCTATCGCTGTGCCTGTAAATGTTTTTGTTCCCGTAATGCTTTCGACTGATGAATGATCGACATAGTTTTCAAGCATTACGGATGTGTCAGATGGAGTAACAACGCTGCCATTCGCTGCGGCTGTGATACGACCGTCTGCATCTACCGTTAGATTTGTGTTGGTGTAACTCGCAGCCGTTACGGTAGTAGCCTCTAATTGGGTTGCCCCGATTGATCCATCCGCAATATCTTCGCCTATAATCTGACCGTTGATAATATCGCCAGTAGAAATTGAATTTGCGGCTATCTCATCAGCACCTACAGCGTTTGTTACTATCTCTGAAGAACCTACAGCTCCAGGAGCTATCTCGTCAGACCCTACAGCATTATTCGCAATCTTGTCAGCCGTTACCGCATCGGAAAACAATTCAGCATTCCCGACCGCACCTGCGTTGATCTGCCATGAATCCCCCGTTACGGTAATGTCCCCTTTGTTGCCGTTCGATACGCCGCCGCCACCGATATAATCCTCAAGCAATGCAGCTAATTGAGGAAGCGAAACGAATCTGCCACGCCCTGCAAAGTTGCTGCCTGTAGTAGCCGTAACAAGGCAATACGTGCTGTCAGGGTCTTTGTCTGGGCCGATACGGAGATTATAGTCGTTGATCTGTGCAGTTGCACTGATCGAAATAAAAAGAAGTATGAATAGTATGTATCTCATATGTATTTTTTTTTACCAAGACGCTATTGGTGATCGCTTCCAAGTATCCGTTGCGGTGCAGACATATATATATGACCCATCCCATGCTATCTGACCTTCTACCCCTGATGCAGACGCACTTGCTGGTATAGAAGTAGCCATACTAACCTTTGATGTTAGGTCGAATCTGGTCGCTAGGTATGTAGCTGTATCAGCCTTTAGTTCATCGCCCGTTATGCCTGATCCTGTCATGGTGGCATCATGGCGAACTCCCTGATATATAACCGTTCCAGAAATGGCAAAGAATGCTATAAATAAGATTATGTATTTCATGTTAGTTATTTACTATCCATTTGTTTGAAGCCACGCAGATCACCTTTGCGGATTCGTTTATATTTAGGATCGGATCGCCATAAATAGTGTCGCCCGATCCGCCCGTGATCGTAATGGTTATATCTCCTGATGTTGCGCTATTGAAAATCATTAGCTCCTGTCCGATAATGCCAGTTATTGCGTCTGGAATAGTCGCTGTCTTGGCTCCTGTTGTGGTCATTGACAATCCGTAATCACCTGTATTCATTGTTACGGAACTGGATGCTGATGTAGCCCACTTGTATCTTAATCCGCCCGCAACATTTATAAGCCCATCTGTTGCGCCTGTTTCCCTTGAGCGAATTACAAACACATTATCTAGTCCTGTGCTATCATATCCTACATTGAAGTTTATTGCACCGCCAGGTAGTGTTGCTGAATTTTTGCTTACCGTAATGTTTGCCATCTGGTAGTAATCACCAGACATGTCTATATGGCTATCCTTATTCAAAAACCTAAAAGTAAATGGAGACTGAACACCATCGCTAATTGCCCTTGTATCCATATCTACTTTTTCAGAAACGGATTCAATAATCATTTCGGTAGATGTGCCTCCAGACACATTTCTAACATGAAGCGTTGCGGCTGGTGCTTGCGCTCCGATACCTACGAAGTCATCCGAGTTATTTACTATCTTGAGTGTGCCGTTAAATTCAAGACTATCCGTAACTGATACGTCTGTATCGGTTGGGGTTGTACCGTCACCGTCATAAATACCATCTCCATCTGCACCGCCAACCAATGATGCAAGATCAGACCAAAGAATCTTTTGTAGGACGTCTGCACCCGCTCCGTTCTCATCGTGCATTAAAACCCAGTCATCCGCTTCAGGGGTCGTAACGTCTGTGAACTCATCGCCATCAATAGCAAATGTTACCTTATCGGGTGAGCCAGAAACATAATCAGTCAGTATCCCTACGCCTCCCTCAAACTTTAATGTTTGATTCGTTATCAATTCCGTATCGGCATCATCCGCATCAGCCGTCCACGCTTCATTGGTTGTTGATCCGTCAACCTCCGTAGCTGTTACGGTAATGGCATTTCCTGACCTTGATATAGCCGCTATTCCTGCGCCTGTTATCGTGGCATCTGTGGCATCTGATGATAGATCAAATGTGACTGTAGTAGTTCCTGAAAGTGTTATATCCTGTATCTCGTTCGATGTGGAGCCGTCTACCTCCGTTGCAGTTATGGTCAATATGTTTGGTGTGCCTTCAGAAAGTGTTACTATTCCAGCCGCTGCAATCGTTACGTCTGTTCCTGTTGATGATTCGATTGTATAGGTTGGACCCGATCCGCCAATTGTCAGATTAGTCGCACCGCCACCACCTCCACCACCGACCAAAGAGATAAAGTCACGAGCCGTAAACCATTTGCCCAATCCTTTCTTAGTTGATAAATCAGCCGTATCGGTACACATCACATAGAACGAATCTATCGAAGTGCCGCCCTTAATCTGAAAATCTCGAATCTGTCCGTATGAAATCGAACAGAAAAACATTAATATGATTGTTAATATTCTCATCGTTTTAAGTCTACATCTATCACAATCGCTTCGCCATCGAAAGCAATCGGAAAGGTGAATTTTGTATCGTCTGTATCGTAATCCCAATACATCGGATTCGGATCAACCGTTTCGCCATGAATACATATCAGCTTTTGTCCGTTACGGTAGACATGCACCTTCTTATCTCGTTGGTTATTATTCATTCCGTCGAGTACTGAGAAAGGAAACTGGCTTACTACATGCTCTCCGCTTGTGTAATTCTTATTCGTGTAATGGTACTTGCTTAAGCTGCTAAATGGAGGCGGTTCGACCGCATTGATAATGATCGGGCTGCCATCTGGAAAGCTAAATACAAAGGCGTGTGATTCAAATTCCATTAGTGTCGATCCCGGCTCTATGTCAGCCGTGAGCGTAACCGTTTCGGATGCGTTGGTAGCAAGGTTTAATATCTTGACGGTATTCCCTGCTGATATACTCCACCCTTGAGTATTGATGATATCGCATTCGGTCAAAACATCAGAAGCCGTAATCGCTTCGTCCGTTTCAAAATACAACTGATCTTCTTCTTCCTCGCCGCCGCCTTCTGGATTGTCGAATCCAGTAAGACCTGGAAGCGGTGCGCCATCAAGCGGATCGGATAATATGCCTCCCTCTGGTGGTTCGGTTTTGTCGATCTCTAAAAAGTCGCCCTGAAAACCATCATAAGAGGCGTTTGTAGTGCAGTTTAACGGGAGGTAGTATTTGGTTCCTTTTAGTAATCGGTTTTCCGCTGCAAGGATAGAAGATATGAATGTGCCTGTATAAACCCGCCTCGGAACAACTCGCAAAGACATTACCTCGGTAACCCACAACATACCTAGTTCAACAGGATCGCCTGCCCCGTTTATACTCCAACCTTTTGAATTGATCCAAAGATCATCCTCGTTTAGAATCTGTATGGCTTTCTCGAATTGGTTAGTATCGCCCCATTGTAATTCGACCTTGACCTTTACGGAGTTTTCTACATCGTTCTCAATAAAATATGTCTTACCCTGCGCGATTGTGTCGGGATGCTCTGTGTAAGGATTGGTTGATAGATCAGAATAGAAACGCATTTCGTTTTCATTCTTACCGAACTCTCCGACCGTCTCTACTACGTGCCAATGTTTATCAGGATTATTAGTATCCCAAAGTGTAGCAGCATTGGCGTTATCCCACTCAATAGAGAATGTAACCGACATATGCACATCATACATCGCATTCTCTGGATCGGGTATGTCTTCAGTTGTAAATCCGTTCGCAAGACTTTTGGTAAATCCGTATTTGTCGTTGGTGTAAATAGTGCTACCTACTCCAAATGGAACCGATCTTGAAAACTCTGTCGGAACAATAGTCCATTCGCCATCGCCTGACACAACATCGAGATAGTAGACTGTTCCTAACTCAACGTTAGTAAGTCGTACCTGAAATATAACTTTTACTGTGTGCTTGCATAGGCTATTGACAAGTCCCGGATCTAGAATTTGAAGGATGGCAGGATCGAAAGTAGATGTAACGTCAAATGTCGTAACGACCCTCATCGCCTGTGTACCTGTGCTTCTCTTGATCCGGCCTAGATATTTCATTCCCATCTGACCCGTTCCCCATCGAACACCATCTAAAAGATTAGCATTGTCCAAAGAGATAAAAGCCTCCACCGATTTGAACGGAGCGATAAAGCGATGATTGCCGCCCGTTTCGGGGTCGATCTCCATCGTTGTGAAACTAATGTCTAAAGCGGTCGTTTCGGCTGCTCCGGCACTTGTTCCATCTGCCTTATAAATGAATCTCGGAAAATCCTCTACGTCTCTTAAGCTAATCTGCTCAAAATGATATCTTCCGTTTGAGTAGTAAATTCTTAGGTAGAATGTTTTGCATATTTCAGTCATCGCATCCATCCACGATTTACCGATCATCGGACCTTCATGGATTCTTGCCATCGTAGCGGGATCATCGGTAAAGTTTTTCATGTCATGCTCGTACCATTCAATTGAGGTATCAAACATTACATCTGGATCAGGATATTCGCCAGTCATTTTGGTTTTCTCCATTCCGCGCGTGAAGAACTCTATTAATGTCCTATGCTTTTCATCGTCAATATCCCTGGTGAATAGATAGCTAACACCTGGATCTTCTTCCTCTGTCTCGTTTGTATAGGTTAGTTTTTTTACCCATTTGCCGCCACCTACACTTGTCCATCCTGCACCGGGTGAGTTTTTAGAATATACTTCCCTCCTTGCCCATGTTGTTGTTGACCACCAAAGGAATGCTACCTGTGTAACTTTATGCTCCACAACGATCCAATCCGTAGCTTCCGGACCATCAAATCCAGGTGGGAATGTGTCATAAGGTGATATTGCACCACTTTTTGAATAGTACACAATCTGCCCTACCTCTGAAATGTAATCCTCTGTTGACCATCTCGTTAATCCGCAAACCGCTGTGATCCGCATCAATGGCACTGATTCATCCGACCAAGTGCATTGATCGTAAATCATCGGACCGATAAATTTCAATACATCATTATCGTAAACAGCCACTAAAAAACGACCCTCAACGGCTCCGGCTATGTCGACTAAAATATCATCGGTTATTCCGTACGTTACACCCTTCTTTGCTTCAGGTGTGGTGCGTAGGTACATACCGAATTGAATCGATGAGGTCTGAACACCCGGCTTTAAATCCTGTGACAATCCCTCGAATGACATATCCAATCCGACCCCTTCAAAATTGACTACCCCCGCCACTGATTCGGTATCGAGTATCTCGATCTTTCGGGTTATAGGCGTGCCGCCACTGCCCGTAATGGTTGTGTTGTAAAAGGTTGATCTGTATCGGATGTTAGCTGCCAACCCTAGAAGATTATAAGATTAGAAGATCCTCGCCTTTGTCCTTTGTATTGAGCGCGTGAAGTAGCGTATAGAAGATCATCACCTCTGACTACTAATTGCATCGCACCGCCACCACCGCCCATTTGCGAAGCGATCTTTCCGGCAAACTCATTAGTTCGCTCCCACGGCAATGCCATTTCTTTTCCTGAAGGGTTATCCCCTAACATTGCTAGCATCGGACCGTTACCAGCCCCTCCACCCATTGCGAGTTTTGGGACCTTCATCTTTCCGATCATGCCCTCAACTACTCCGATCGCTGCCATACCAAGTGTTGCGCCTATGATTATACCAGCCACACCCGTTTTGCCCGCTTCGTTTGCGATTGCCTTAGCGAGAGATGCAGCTAACATAGCCTTTACTGTTTGCGCCCCTGCGAGTAGTGCCGCCTTACCGAATGCCGCCCATGCATTACCTCCTTCTAATAGAGATTCCGCAACGCTAGACATTACCGAAGCGATCGTATTGCCTAATTCTAAATATCCTTCATTGAGCATCTTGACTTGTTCGCCATGCTCCGATACCATGCCCTCACCTCCGAATCCTTCTGGAACCCTGAAAGCCGATGCGCCCGATCCGAATCCAGCCATGCTAACCCCGTCTGGACCGTCCTCGATTGCTCCCTTTGTGAACCCTGCACCAACGTTTGCGAATGCGTCCAGTAGTCCTTCCGTTCCGCGCGGACCAGAGAAGTTTCCACTCTTTATCCATTCGCTTGCCTTGACTAAATCCTGAACTACCTTTTCGGCTTTTGGTGTTGGGTCTATAATTATGTCATCTTTACCTTCAATCTTTCCTAAGTATCCAGAGAGTCCTCCGCCTCTGCTGGCTCTGCCTCCAAGTTGATCGCGCCCGCTTGTTATGTCTAGTATTTCTTTGGCTTTTCCGAAGTTTCCAGTAAATAATTGACCCATTGCCATAGAAATACCGCCTAGCATGTGAGCATTCTTATCAGACGCAGATCCTTGACCAGAATATATTTTCGCAGATCCTTTTCGCATTGCGGCTAATCGTGCCTGATAATCTTCGTCCCCTTGAACGCCCTGTATAGATTGAAGTCCCTCGCCAATTCCCATTGAAGCCAATACAGCAAGGCCGCCTTTAACTGCGCCAGTGCCTAATGACTTTAAATTGACCTCCAATAATTTAAGTGATACAGCCAGTTTTGTAATATTTCCAGCGAGTATCAAAGCGGGGCCAGCCAACGCAACAAATGCGCCAACCTCAACAACCATCTTTTTAGTTTCGGGACTTAGCTTTGAAAACCAATCCGTTAACTTCTCAAACTTTTCAATGATCTTATTTAAAAGAGGTAGAGCCTGTTCACCGAATTGCTCCATTAAATCCCCAAAACGATTTTGAAATTTTGTAAGCGGATCGAGATTACCCATCTCTTCAGCGTATCCAGAAAACTTTTGCGTTACTAAATCAATAGCAGCACCGGCCTTTAACTGTTCTTTGGTCATGTCCTTGATGCCCGGAACTGTCTTTCCTAGACCACCAGCAACACCCAATGTCGTTTTGTGCAACATCGACATAGCTTGATCCAATCCGATTCCAAGACCTGCAGCCAATCCAACCGCTGCGGTCGTCATCTTACCGATCTCTTCCTCTCCATGACCCAACGCAGCCGCCCAAGCCTGAACGCCTATAACCGCATCATCCGCGTAGATCGTTGTTTTCTGAATCGCTGCGGCTTGTTTGAGTAGAGCCGTAGAGGTTCCACCCAATGCAACCTCTAACTTTTTGACCGCCTGCGCCTCTTCCTGATACGCCTTGATGGATTGACGCATAGCCAAAAGAAACGGAGCGGTAAAACCGATCGACATTTTCGTGCCGATTGATTCCATATTTTTGGCAGTAGTCTTTAGGTTGCGTTCAAAAGCCTTTAAACCTTTGTCCACATCCTTTGCATCTAGTCCAAGACGGACCATCAATGACCCGATCGTTTTTCCTGCCATTACTTTTTATTTGGGAATAAAGGGACTAGTATCATCCCTTCATCCATTTTAGCATTCCATTTCTTCAACTCCTGATTTTCCCACTCGGTTAAATCATCTCGGTTCCCATCGGTTGACAGCTTGACAAAATCCTGAACTCTCAATTTCTTATCGGCATGAGGTTGATATGAAGCCCACATAATATGCCTTGCTACATCCCAATCGTGTTCTCTGGATTCCTTTAAACCCTGCGACCTCGCCTCGACAAAATTGAAAAGCTCCCTATCGGTTGACTTCCAAAATTCAGATATTGACATTCCGAACTTTACAGCCAACTTCATTTTTGCATCAAGTGTTAGCGGCTTTTGCTCTTTGCCGCTTGTTGCTTTTTTGGACTTTCAGGATCTTCCTTTGGTTGTGATTCAATCCAATACTTTATAGCCTGTTCCAAAACGCTGTCATCTTTTGACACCCATTTATTAAATGATTCAAAAGTGTTGTAAGGGAAAGGCTTGTTCCTTTCTGCGCATGGAACCTGAATAGCCGTCCATATCAAGCTGTAGAATACTCGCGGCTTCCATGTCATAAAGTTTCTTGACATGGTGGTGAGCTTATCGTATGGAATCTCGTTGTAATCCTGCCAAAGAGTATTAGCTTCTTGATCGAAGCGAATAGGAAATTCCTCTCCGTCTTTTGTTTTAATGTAGTTAATCATTATTATTAGTTTGGTTTGGAAAAAAGGGGGAATTTCACCCCCTTGATATTTATTATCCTACAACTCCAGATGCACCTTTGCCAGTTACCTGAACCTCACCAGAAAAAGAGGCGTTACCCTCAACTCCAGATGATGCAATTGAGATAGAAGTGATATACCCGTTATAGGTATAAGTTGAATCGCCAGTAGTAGTTGATGCTACCTTGCAAGTCACAAAGCCGCGCAATGTTTCACTATCAAGCGTTGCGTACCACAATGCAAAATCATTCGTGCCATCTTCGCTATGAAGGGCATTGAATGAAATTGTTTTGGTTCGCTTTCCTTCTAGACAAGAATAGTGACCCGCGCTATCTTGGTTCGTAGTCTCTCGAACCGAATGAGAAAAGTTAAGCGTTACGTCTAGAGACGTTCCGATAACGGTATGTGTTGAACCTCCAGCCTGATCGACATAGAGCCTCAATTTTGTGCCGTTCATTACACCGGTAGTTGCCATAGTATATTAGATTTTAAGTGTTAAGCCTTTTTTGTTTGTGGCTTTCCGGCTTTTGCCTCTGCCTCTGCTTTTTCTTTTTCGCATTGTGCAATTATTGCCTTTGCTGTTTCATTGTCATCTGGTGGATCGCCTAGAAACGCCTCACCTCCTAAGTCGCCAAATCTTGGATTGGCATTACCGATGACTGTACCGTCTTTTAAGTAGATCGGATTTTTAAACCTGTATATCTTGCTCATATTAGTTTAGAGTTGAGTAGTAAATCCAATAGCTTATACTTCCTGCGGTCGCTGCGTTAAGATTCGCCCCGACTGAAGTAGCTGTTACTTTTAAATCTGTTGTTGCGCTCATACTTTCCATTGTTGCACCATTCATTAGCGCATCCAAGTCAAGCGTGAAAACCGATTGATTAAAAATGTATTTATCCAGATCGCCAGTCTTTCCGACCTTCAGCGAATAGGCAGAAATCGAACCTCCCGTAAATGCCACGGTCGCCTGTCCTGTGATAAGATGCAGAACGCCTTTAGCCGGTAAGGTGAATCCTAAATTGATCGTGTTGGTTAGTGCCGCTGTGGCAAAATCCGCATAGGTCAGCGTTACTTTGGTTCGATAGATCACATTTGATCGAACCGTAATTACTCCGTTCGTTACCTCTGTGGTTCCTTCGCCAACGACACGGACAAAGTAATCCGTTGAAACTCGGTACAAGTCCATATCAGGAATGAAGTCATCAAATGAATTATCCTCCTGAACTGAATCGATCCCGTTATCATAATCACCAAGACCCGAACTTGTCCGGCTCCATGTTGATCGTAAAGCATTGTCAACATCATGCGCAACCGTGAACGCATCTAAATCAGAAATCGATCTTGATTGCTTCGCGTATGTATCAACCTGAATCCTGAATGTATCGACCGCTGATCCGTTGTCTTGTGTGGGTGTCGGAACTCTCGAAACGATCGACATCACTACGAGCGGGTAAGTAGATGATTGTGGAGCCTGAGCAACATAGATACGGCTCCCCGCGTCCGTACCCGCAAGGATAGCAGAATCACGTAAGAACTTAATCGCATCTACAGCCGTATTGCCTAACATCTATTTTTTTGTTTCGATATATTTTCCTAGATCATCCAACATGACCCGTACTATTTCCTGTGCTTTACTGTCAAGCGCTGGTCGCACATATGGAGTTGCTTTTGCTCCTGGGTGCATCGCTCCTTTGCCGCTGACAAATTTTCCTTTATATCCTAAGCTGTGCGGCCTTGTCCCGTATTCGACAAAGTGGGCATAGAATGGATTTTCGTCTTTCGTTTTCTGCGAAGTCTTAGCTGTAAATCTTCGCCTCACTCTTGGCGCAACAAACAATGATGAAGGGTCTTTGCTCCACTTTGGCATTATCTTGATACTGTTGTATAGCTTGCCTCCGTCATCAACTAGCGCACTCAATACGCGCCTCTTTTCTTCCTCCACCAAAATCATTGCGCCTCGCTTTAACGCCTTCCTAACTTCGTTGACATTGTGCTTTGTCAGTATTGATTTGAGTGTTTTAACCAACTCATCAACCCCTTCGACTTTAGCAAATCCCATTATGTTTCGATCAGTCTAGCTTTGATAATGTGGAACCAATTGCGCGATGTCATTTCAATCGCGTAGATGTCGTAATACTTTGAGTTCCATAGCAACCATTTATATTCAGTATTTGTCGCATCGTACCTGACCTGAACTTCAATCTCGCTGACAAACTTTTCTTGGTTTGTGCCTAACTCTTTTTCATCCGTATTGAGATAAGAAATCCGCGCCCATACATTCGTGCCGCTTGCTACTATTCCGGTCTGATTAAAGCCATACCCTCCGTCCGTTTCGGTTCGTGTAGCGAATTGGATAATCTCATCCATTTCGCTAAAATTTCGCATCTCCTTTGATACCGATTTGTTCTTCAGCATCTTAGTATACTTTCATCCTCAATCCAGACGCAAGCCTTTCCACGATTGACATATCAGCCGCTTTATCATTCACTCTGCAGTCGTAGAAGTACGCACCGATTTGATAGATTAACTCAATCGCAATAGATGGTATCGTTGAATCTGTAGCCGTTAAAGCCATCGTGACCTTGATCGCATCTTTACGGTCGTATAATTCAGGAAGACTTGCAGTGTCTAAATGAAGGATGGAGTTTTGCTCATCGACTTGCTCTAACCACAACTCACCGGCTCCGACCGATAATGTCTGAATCGTATTGTTCGTGTCGTAGTAAGTGATTACGGTCGTGGAAAGTGTGCCGTTAATCGGTAGCTCGTATTCTCCGTCATCCCATCCGTCCGCGATCAGCTTTAAAGACTTGTTTACAAAGTTCATCCAGAGAATACCCTCGACATATTGAACCGCTGCATTGAGAGATAGATCAATAGTAGCTGTATCGTTCGCATAGGTCATTTTCAGATATTCCGAAAAGTCCGCAGCTGATACGCCTGTTGCGTAGGTATTCCCCTGGATTACACTTAGTATTTTCACTTCTTTATCGCTTTCTCTTGCGGTTTTACTTTTGCATTTTCGGTCGGTGTGCGAATTTCAAAGGCAAACTTTGCCCTTATCAGATCATCGCCTACCTCTTTGGTCACTTCGTACTCGTGTCCATTGTTGTAAGCCTGATCCGGTCCGGCACAGCCGATTAACATTTTGATCCTCATCAGTCTCTTCGCTTATACGCCCACGCAACTTGCATCTTATTCGATTGGGTCGCACCGGTATTGACAATCTTGGCTCTCCACTTGTAGTAGGAGAAGTTGTCATCATCGTAAGTCAGGTATTGAGATGCTGCTCCATTGACTGTTAGGGTAGTAGTCCAGGGAACCCAAATCGTACCGGCATCATCAGCCGCAAACTCAATAGATACTGTTCCGGCTGTTGCGCCTGAGAGAGAATCTGTTTTGATGACGATAGCCAAAGAGCCATTGTCTCCATAACCGGTCTCTGTTGCTCCACTTGTTCCGGTCGGATAGACGTAATGCGTCTGTGAGGCTGAGGACGTATCAGGCGTTTCCAGTTGGAACTCTTGCTTAAATTGAGCGTTCGCATTGAGCGCAAAAAGGACGATACAAAAAATAAATATCTGTTTCATTGATTGAATTTTTTTGAATGGAAAAATGAGAGAGAGGCCATTTAGACCTCTCTCATTTTTTTACGCTTGAATAAGGTGCTTGATCGCTGCGCTGTTGATGATGTCGCCATCAAATCGAGCATATACGAAGAACGCAACCGCTCTTTCCTCGAAATACCTCTCATTGGAGCGAGCCAAAACATATCCACCAACTTGGCGAATCTTGTAAGCGTCGAAATTTCCAAAGAGCATGGACTTCAATCCGGTCGTTGATGCTGGCATATCGTTGTTGATCCAGTAGCGATGTCCTTCCAGTGTATCAGGTGCGCCCTCACGGACTGACATCTGCCATAATGGACGATCATCGCCTGTACCAAATGACAGCTTTTTGATAGCTGCTAACTTGGCATCATTGAACATGAAACCAACTTTCGGACCTTGACGGTGAACAGGATCTACAGAATGAACCAGATCGACAATTTCATTTCTAGTCACAACCGTTGCGGATGCTGCGGTCTTGCCTAAAGATGATGCCGGAACCAATCCAAGAGGGGATGTAGTCGATCCAACACCAACCGTAAAGTCAAGATTCAACTTGCGCCCAACCCTTGCGGCTGCGATCTTTTGAACCTCGGCAATTACATCGTATGCAGAATCTTCAATCAATTCCCATCCAACTTTGATGATCTTTGATGTGTAATTGAAATTACCCAACACCACTTCGTCAAAAGTGGTATCGAGAACGACATCACCAACACCCTGTCCGATTATCGCGCCTACTGCGGTTGAATCGTTGATACGTGGTAAGTGAAGATCACCGCCTCCGCTTGATCTGTAGGCTATTCCGCAAGCCTCCATTGCGCCACCATACCAAAGCATGATGTTATACAACTCATTCGCCCACTCTTCAGGCATGGTGTATCCTCCCAAGTTTTGGGTAGAAGAGATAAGGGTTGAAGTACCCCGTTTTTCAGGCGCACCCAAAACGCTTCTTTCCTCATTGGAAATATTGCCATCACCACCGGCCATCCACTTAGCCAGAACTTTGCGGAACTCAGGCGTGTTTTTAGCGGCTTGAATAACTGATCTTTTCTCTGTCGCCTGTTCTGCAAGTACAGATTCATAGCTGTTCGCCTTGTCTTCAATTGATCCGTTTTTACGGACCTCTTCGATTTCGGCTGTAATCAAATCCATGTCAGCATTCGCCTTGTCAAAGAATGCGTTTTCGTCAGCGTTCGGATCGCGCTGAGCGGTACGGAGTTCGGCAAATTTATCTTTTACCTGCTCCGCGATGTTTGCCCTCTTTTCTAAGAGTTGCTTTTCTGATTTCATTTCTGTTGAATTTTTTATGAATAAATGATACGATGTACCTTCACCATCGCATCCAAATACTCGATGCCCCTGTGAGGTTTATTTAAAATGCTTCTTATTTCGTCTAGCTTTCGTTTGTCGATGTGTGTTTGTGGATATGCAGGAAATGCGGTTGGTGATACATCTACCACGCTTGAAACTTTCAGGATGTGCCGAATCAAAAGACCATCGGAATAATCCCAGTCGTCTTTTTCTACACTAAAACCGAATGATGATTGATCTACATCGCCTCGCCCAACGCTTACCAATAGATCGCGCCCGAATGAAGTATCTGCTACATCGCCTCGATAGAATAGCCCATCATCATCAAGGCTGACCGTCAATGTGCCTGACTTTGTACGTGCCAGGATCATGTGTGAAAGATGATCGTTGAGCATTCGCACGTCTGACATATCAGCTGCGTTAAATGCACCGCGTTCGATCACTTCGGTAAATCCCATATCAAGGCTGCGCACATCATACAATGCACCATGTCCTTCGATGATAGTACCACCATCACCTACCTTCCTGACTTCGCTTTTAAAGTTTCGTGTCTCTCTCATTCTGTTATCGTATTCATGTCCGCGCCAGGATCGGGTGTATTAGATTTTTGCGCTATCATTTCGTCTATCTTGTCGACAGGCAGCATATTATTTCCTTGTATGAAGTATCGCTCACCGCCCGTTACGTTGTTGCGCTTGATTAACTTCCTGATTTCGTCACGGTTCAGGATGGACATATTGAATAGCTTTTGATAGTAGTTACCCATCGTAGCCAAATCGCCATTGAGTAGGCCGGATTGATCGTAATCGAAAAAGAGTTTTCCTTGTTGGATAGATGGAACTAGCTTTCTTGTTAACTCTTGTTTGATCTTAGTGCACCAACCGTCTATCGTGTATTTTTTGAATTGGATATCACCTTGCTCCTGTCCTGCGTAAGTCGGTTTGTTCTTACCGTCTATCATGTACTCAGGTACACCGTAGATTCTCGATGTATCAGCAACCGATGAAGCCTTTACGGTTTCAAATCCTGATTCGACTATATTGGATTGGATTCTTTTGTACGTTGCGCCACCTTCAAGCCATGCTGTACCGCCTGCCTTTCCTGATCCACCAAATGCGCTATCCCATGAGGACTTTGCTTTCTTATATGCCTGATCGGTTAATAGGGTAGGGTGTTCGATCACGCCAGACAAAAACGCACCTTTTTCAAGGAACGACCTGATATAGTCCCTCATGGCCGCCTCAGATGCGAATGTGTCGGCGTGTGTTTTTGTGGTGTTGAATCCTGATAGGCCGTTAATTGACAAGCCCATGAAATGCACTACATCATCGGAGTGTAATGTCTTGCCGCTGACTAATACATAGACAAGGTGTTGCCCATCATCACCCATTAGAATATCACGAACCTGATCGTGTGGGATGATCTCTAATGCAGTCGCTATGCCTGATCCGTTGCGGTAAATTCTGGATATGCCGTTACCGGAAACAAGCGCATTAACTATCATCGCGCTCATCCACTCGTAAGGAGTGTATAGCGCATGAGGTGAAACGGCAATAAGTTTATTTAATGGGTGGGATTCGCGGAGTAGAATATCTCCGTCCGTTTGCTTCTCATAGAGATTGAGAGGCATGACCGCAAGGATGTCCTTCAGGATGTAGATAGCCCTCCACGCGGGAGTTATAGAAAGGACAGCATTCTCGTCGACTACGAAGGAGCGTCTACCTGTGAACATCCCCGAAAGATGTTCCATGATAGTTTTTGATTTATCTCCAAAATAATCGGTAGCCCTCTTTACTAAACCAGAAAAGGGGTTCGCCATGAGACAAAAAACGCCCTATCAGTTTAACACAACTAATATTTATCTAACAGGAAATCTAACATATATGAAAAGGTGGGTCAATGTAAAATCTTAAACTTTATTAAAAATAACTTGAAAAATGTTTGCATTTATCAAAATAGGTCTTATCTTTACATCATCAAACAAACAACAACATGGAAACTTTAGCAACAATCAGAATCGAACACAGAAACGCTCCTCAATTTTCAGCAGGCGCAACACACCAAGCCATGATCTGCACTAACAAACTTTCAAAGGCAGCACGTAAAAGCTGGATGGGTGTGAGCTACTGGACACCTGAGCAAATAGCTATCGGTTCTAGGACTAATGATGATGGCTCGTATTCAGTAATAATTGCAGCTCTTTAGCCATGCCAATTGACTACTCAAAATATCCGGATGATTGGAAGTCAGTCATCCGGCCTCGAATCCTCAAACGGGCTGGCAATAGGTGTGAATATTGCAATGTCAGGAATGGAGAAATCATCTTTAGAGGCACTATTTATGATGATCTGACAGAGGTTTACCAAACAGCTAACGGCAATATATATAGCGCTCATAATTCAAGGCTCCTACATAAAGCAAATTTTACAATTCCGGTTGAGTCGCTTTCTGGTAATCCAGAGCAAAAGGCAATCAAGGTTGTATTAACCGTATCACACCAAGATCACGACATAGCAAACAATGACGATGATAACTTAAAGGCTCTCTGTCAAAAATGCCATTTGCGCCATGATAGAATGTTGCATTTAAGAAGCCGTAAGTATGGGAAAAATCACAGGGATGGACAAACTAGCCTGATATGAAGAAACCAACACACGGAGGCAAACGCATCGGATCAGGTCGACCTCCTAAAGATTATACCACCGTTACCGTATCATTTCGCGTTAGATCGGAATGGGCTGATATTGTCAGGCAGTCCGTAAATAGGCTGATAAAGAGATTGGAGCGCAACGCTACACCCTGACCCGTCCTGACTTGGTATGCTTTATGTAGAAGTGACGACACGCCCGAAACGATGGGTAATTTTTATACATCCTTTCCCCGTATTCCTGAAGCCATGTTGTTTCAGTTAATTGGTAAGCCGCTTCACATCCTTCCGTATCGGATAAACTACCTTCGTACCACTTCATAAACTGCCTGACCTGTTCCCGTTTAGTTAATTTCATTGTACTTTTTTAAGTGAGTAAATCCTGCGAGCTTTTGCGAAGCTGATAAAGTCCTTATAAAATCGTTTCTTACCTGTAGCGGTTCGCATATCCTCAGCCATGTGATACGCGGCTCGGATCGTTTTGGTTAGTGATAAGCACTTATCGAAAAGCTGAAGGAATAGAATGATCTCATCTCGTTCCCGTTTTACTCTGGATTCTGTTTTCTTTGTCATATATTAAGTTTACATAAATCGCACTCCTTCGCTATACATCCCTCCGACCGTTCGTTGATATTCCATGTATTGCCCCAATGCCATTACCATAGCGACAACGCCATCAACCTTCTTATCAGGATCTTTCTTTGATACCTTTATATTTCCAGTTGAATCTCTTACGATCTCTACATTCTGGAACATATACCTCATTAAATCATTCCCGTCATGAACTACGCTTCTAGAGTGAAATAACTCTTCAAGCGTACGGGTTGGGGTGTTCATGTTTTGTATTGCCTGTGAGAATTTGAGCATATTAAACCCGTCATTAGTCAGGTCAATAACTATTTGGGTGGAGTTTGATATGTCGTACCCGATGTCGTAAATCTGGATTTCGTTTCTGAAGGCGTTTAACTCATTCCTTGCGTATCCGTAATCAGTCGTATTACCTGGTGTCACATTTAACCACCCGTCCCGCTGCCATTCGTTGTATGGATAGCCTCTACTGATAGCGACTTCTAGTGCTTCCTGACATGTCCATGTGTATAGCTTGAATAAGTATTTGCCCCCGTTCATTTCAGGATCGAACAGAAACGCAACACACGTCAAGTCTCTGGTCTGCCCTAAGTCCATGCCGCCCCAACACATTACGCCACGGGCTGCCTGATCTTTTATATCAACCTCGCCCTTACATTCCAGAAAGACCTCATCCTTGACCCATGACAATTTGGAGTGAACCCACATATTGAGGTTCTTTGTCTTGAAATCCACCTCTGCCGTTGGTCCTGTATTCAATGCCTTGTTGAATAGGTCCATCATGTTTTCAATCCGAACCGTCCGACCTATTGATGGATTAGCTTTCGGCCACAATGCCGGATCTTTCCAGTCGTCACCCTCGTCTAGCGTAAATATTAGGCTAAATAAGTCGTCCGCTGTGATCGTACCGTTCAGCATCTTTACCGCTTCGTCTCTTGTGATCCGGTAACAAGGACCTTGCAGATTAAATCCTGCCGTTGTGATGATGAAGTGAATCGGCTGGGACCGCATCACCATAGCATTAAGGTGAATGTCAGAAACGTACGATGTTGGATGCGCGTGGTATTCATCCACCGCAGAAAATTGGGGATTGATACCGTCCATCGATCTTGAATCGGCTGGTAAAGGCTCGATAAAAGTTTCTGTTTCCTCGATGTAGATCCGTCTCGCATTGGCGTTAATCATTCGCCTCAATGCGTGGCTATCTTCCCGTAATCTTTTAGCCATTGTTAGCATCGGCCTGAATACGTGCATGGCTTGTTCCCGCTTCGTAGCTACTGAGTAGATTTGCGCTCCATCTTCTTTGTCGAGTAAGGCGCAAAGCAATCCGATCAAAGCCGCTATCTCTGACTTGCCCGATTTCTTAGCCGTCTCCCAATAAACACGCTTAAATCTGCGCTTTCTGGTATCCTTTCGCTTCCATCCGAACAGGCAATACAGCGCAAAACATTGGAATGGAAGCAGATTAAACGGTGTCCGAGCGTAGTCACCCGATGAATGTTTGAATAATTTGGCAGCTTCTAGATACATTTGAGCCGTCCGATCATCGAAATAGAACCCCGATTTCGTATCTTTTAGGTCTGATACATGCCGTTCAACCGCCTGTCTGATATAGACACAGACCAATTCCTTTCCAGAAATTACGTCATCGATATAATCTAAGGCTCTTTGGTGAAACATTTATTTCGTTTCGATTACCTGAGCCGGTTCAGCCTCGAACTTCTTGTGCAGTTGCGTAAACGGATCCTCTGATTCGCTACCGCCTGTCGTATTGAACACCGCAATATCTTCCCGCGCTTTTGGTCCGATTCCTAATAGATCGTAATACTTCAAAACCCGGGTATCGATCTTGTCCACTACCTGAAACTCAGGCGACATCTGCCGCGCTCCGGTTTCAAAGGTTTGGATCATCTCTGCCTGTTTCAAATCCTTGATAGCCTGAATGTGCAGAGACTTCCAATATGCTGCCTGTTCGACCAGAATAAAATCAATAGCCCACATCGAATCGACCGATTGAAGATGCCGGATTAGCCTCCGGTATATTTCTTTACCCTCAGGATTAAGCCAATCGGGTGGATCGGTCGGGTGTTTGCCGCCTGATTCGAGTAGGCTTGAAGGAGGTTTGGGTGTGGCTTTCTTATGGTTCACTAGCGTTCCGGCTAGCTCCTTTCGTTCGTTAGACTTTGATTTCATGCTATTTACGTGTTATAACTTTCAATATATTCTGAAACATTTGAAACCCCCTCCCCCAAGAATAGACTAAAAGTTTCTGCTGA